GTTTAGGACAACTTGTGCCTAGAGAAAAAACCCACCCCTGTTTGTTACCCGTATGGGGGGTATGGGGTGTTGTTTTTTTCTAGGGATTATTTAGGGCTTCTATTGCCCTTGCGAAGGTTACAGGCTCTATGGACGGCTTGCAGAGGCGAATCTGCGCCTAGCTCAGGGAATATGTGGTCTGCGTGTAATTCCCCGCCAGTTGCTAGGGGTTGCCCACACAGAGGACAATCAAGGTTTAGTTCTAATGCAACCCGCTTGACATCTCTTGCTTGTTTTGTGTAGTCGCCCTTGTATTTCTCTCGCTTCGTGCTCGTGGCGTGAAGTATGTCGAGCCTGGCTCTGTCCCTTGCCTTTTGTTGTGCCTGATGAACCTCGCAGCGGTTACTACCTGCGGTTAGTTTCCCGCAGACTATGCAAGGCGTTCTAAAGCTACGGCTAGGCACGTTTCCAAAGGCTTAGCTTTTCGAGTATGTCTGTTACCTTGACAAGCCGCCCGTATGAAGCATTGGTGTGTTCGTTGATTATTGGCTGGCGAACTTCTTGCGGATAGGTAGCCCGTATAACCTCTTTCAAGGCTTCCGTTTCTATCATTATGAATCCCTTACCTGTAGGGCTTGCAAAGCAAAAGTATTCAGCCTTAGTTACGTTTATGCCCGAAGGTTTTTTGTCTGAGGCGTCAGGCTTGTGATACTGATACGTTTCGACATACACGTTGCCCGTTTCGGCTACCCTGTAATCGGTTTTGACTTCTATCCTGTTGCCCTCTAAGTTTTTTAGAAAACTATCAACTAAATCTTCCCCGACTTTACCCCGAGAAAAATCTAAGTCAAAGTGCGGTTCAGGCTTGCCCATATAGTTCCTTACTTAGTCTGCTATAAACCTATCAACGACATCTAGCAAATGCTGGCTATTACTCTCGCCGTGTTCTGCTTTTTCTCTTAGGTATTTCGCTAAGTCTTTTCGAATCGAATCAAGGTCTGCTGACCAGATTAGGTTGTCGTCGTCTAGTAGGTTTGCCGCTTCGATAAATCTTGTCTTGATTAGTTTGTATTCTCTAATAGCCATTTTGTTAGTTCGGGATTGTCTCTAAGAATCATAAGCAGGGAATTTTCCCAGATTCCTATAAAGTGATGTTCCCATTCCTCGTATTCTGCTTGTTTGCGTGGGCGTGAATTTTCAAATGTGAATCGTGCGGCGTGTAAAACTTCGTGCCACACAGTGACCTTCTTTTTACTCTCGTGAAGGAATTTGTCAATGACAATGACGTTTCTAGCGTCCTGCGTATATCCGTGGCTGCCGTCTGTGAGCAGAGCGTCGTCCTGCGGATTGCTTTGGATAACGTCATAGACTTGTGCGCCAATCTTGAGCGAACTCGGACAGCTTAGCTTCCCTGCGCTTTTCGGCTTGGTCATTTAGGTATTCCTCTACGTCGTCGAGTTGAACAATAGCACCGTGTTCGTGGTGTATGTGTAGCATTTCTAGGGCGTCAAGAATTTCTTTACGTCCGATTTCTCGCCCCGCCTCTAGTCCTGATTTGTAGCTAATCGCTGAGATTTCTTCTATGGACTTACTTTGCATTTTTTATTCCTTCCTGTAAAAGCTCTACGTGTTCTTTTAGGTCGTCTAAATAGACATAATCGCCGTGTTGATTGCCCGTAGAGCAAAGGTCAATCGCTTTCCAGATTAGGTTATTTTCATACTTTCGTCCTGCGTCAAATGCCCTCTTGATTGCTAGGGCGATACTTTCCTGTAGTTGTTCATTCATTTTTAGTCCTTCATTTTTAGTAACACTATTGCGAGTAGTAAAACAGAAACCGCCGACATTATCGTGACAAACTCAATCATCTTCGCCAACTTCGTCTGCAACCTGCCTTATAGGTTCGAGCGGCACGTTTATTCCGTGCATTCTTTCTGTCTTTAGGTGCTGTTCTAGGCTCTTGATTTTCTCTAGCCTGAATCCGCTCCAACGCTTTGTATCGGTTTCGATAATCGGGGCTTGTAATAGCCCTAGCTCTTTGAATCGCTCTACGGCTTTAGCGGATTTATCTAGGCGTTTTATTTTGTAGATTATTCCTCGCCTGTCAAATTCACGCTTAGTTTGGTGACACTGCACGCAGTTCGGAAGTTCCCAAACGACTATAGGGACAAGGCTCATTTTTCCTCTACCTTCTTTGCAGACCAGATTGCATAGTCATAACCAAGCCGCAATTCTTGACTTCTAAAGTTATACAGCGATTTTTCTTGTAGCTTTAGCAGAACCGCCGCTCTGCCAGCGTTATAACCGTTAGCGAATCCCTTGCTGTATTCCTTTTCGCCGTTAGGCGGGTTTATGTGCCGCCTAATCCTGAAATAAAGCTTGTCAATTAGTTTTAGTATTTTTTTCATTTCGATTCCTCTGCATCTAGTTCTCGCATAAAGGCGAATACGTCCTGCGGGCGGTTGCTGTATTCCTCTAGGGCAGCGGCTAACAAACTGATTTCTTTGTAGCCTATGTGCGGCATTTTTCCCTCGATTAGTTGGCAGCCGTAGGTTTCCTCTGAGTAGCCCGTAAGGTCAGAAAAAACTGTCATAGGTGTCGGGTAGTCGCAGTTCTGTGACCAGTTGATTAGTTCCACAAGGTCTTCGACATAGTGCGGGTGTTCGTCGTCTAGCATTTTCCAGAACTTATCTGACGGCATTTGCGTCCCTTCCGATTAGGTCAATAATTAGTCCGAGTGATAGGGCTTCGTAGCCCTCACGGTTTAGCGAGCGAAAAAGTTTCACAAGCGATTCCGTCGTATAGCAGACCTGCGCAATCTCTAGCGGCAGGTTGTCGCTAATTAGTTTTTCCTTCATTTCTTTTCCTTTCAGTCGTTTTCTAGGTCTATGTTCGGGTCTGTGAAGTTATGACCGAAGAAGGTCATTATGAATCCGATAACAAACGGGATTACTAAAGCTAGTCCTAGTAAGTCCATTAGTTTTCCTTACTAACAAGAATTGCTGGACGTCCCCACCACTCTGTCGGCGTAACCCTAAAGCCCTTTGCGGTTAGAAACGCACTATAGCTTTCCATTATTTCGTTTATGTCAATCATTCCGCTACGGCGACTAGATGACATCTGGTAACGCACTACGGCGTAGTTACCTGACTGAATTACTTGGTAGCCGCCCGAAAAGTAGTGGTATCCACGAACTATTGTCGAGCCGCTTGTGCTTCTAGTAAATTTAGTTTTTAGTGTTCTGCTTACTGCAGATGCCGTAACTGTTTTCATTTTTCCTGTCCTTTACTTTCCTAGTTTTTCTTGTTCGATTTCTTTTCTCATCTTTGCGATTCTTTCGCAGACGCCGTAGTGTCCCGCCTTAGTCTGGCTAACTACCTTTTCCTCATACTTCTCTACGTTTCGAGAGCTGACATTTACTCTTATAATTTCGGCAACGGCTAGATACCACTTGCCAGCCTTAGTCTGCTTCCATACAACGGGGTCGTGGCAGGTAGAGCAGAACATAAATCCTTTTTCGTTTTTATAGAAGCTCTTAGCCTTTTCCATTTTTCCTGTCCTTTCGGGTAGTAATACAAAGGTAGGGTGCGGGTAGGACTAATTACAGCCTGAAACAGGCATTGTTACAATTCCGTTATAAACAGGAAAAAACACCGTATTTACGGGGCTAGACCGCCCGTATAGTAACTAACGCCCCTGGCTTTCGGGTATCGGCGTATTCTTTCGAAGCGATTAGGCGGACAACTTGCGAATCGTCGCCCCAGATAGTTTCCGAATCGCCAACGCCGTCAAGTAATGCTCGGCAGAGCTTGTCGATATCGGGCGGCACGATTGGTAACGCACGTTTAGATTGTTTGACGCTTGGCGGGCGTGTTAGGTAAAAAGTTACTTCTACCTCTACAGGACCAAGTAATAAGTTTTGATTATTTGTAGCCTTACAAGATTCAGCTACAGCTCGACGCCAGGGCTTTAGTTTTTTACTTGCTTCTACAAGTCTGCCGTGTATAACTTTCTTGCTCCCCTGCGGCGCAGGTTCGCCAACTACTTCGAGCTGAATTGTTTCCACTTAGCAATTGTAGTTATGCCAAGTAAGGCACCAGCTACATAGCCAAGCGTTGCAGTTACAGGCTCAGCCTGTAGGGCTAAAAGAAAATACAGGATTGAAAATCCGAGAGCAACTATGTTCGCAATCAAAATTCGACATCTACCTTTTCGATAGTTGGGTTATTGATGTTCGCTACAGCCTTGTATTGCTTTTCGCCGTTCTTGTCGTAGCTGTCGAGCTTTACAGAAAGCAAGCCCTTGACGTTTAGCAGGTCGCCTTCATTTAGGTTTTCATTTGTCCAAACGGTGTAATAGTTCTTGCGAACCTCGCCTTGCTTATCCTTATAGCTCTCTGCTACAACTGCGCCATAGCCGCTAATGATTCTTGTTACTTCTGCGTTTCTAATTTCTACGTTTGCCATTTTTAGCCTTCCTTTATGTGTGACGGATTCACGCAGTCTAAATTACCGCAACTGCGCTTACCTGGCAAGAACAACTTGCCGTCTTCTGTAATTGGTGAAACCATATCTGCGGCGAATAGCCCGTGCCAGGGGTAGCACTTTTTATCCGCCCGCTGTATTGTCTGAACCTTTTTAGCCCGACAGCTAGCGCAGAGCGGGTGCGGCTTTCGCTTACTGTGTATAACAGTTTTATAGCCGCAACGCTCGCAAATAACTTCATTCACGCCCCAAGCCTAGCTGTTTTCTTATTTCGGGCGGCATTGGGACGGACTTGCGCTCTAGCTCTTGCACTTGCCGTAGGTATTCGTCAGAGCGTTCCTTTTCCTTTTCCCGCCTAAGCTTTGCCGAATCATCTACTGGTTGATAGCTGTTCTCCCAGCTATCGGCATTTAGCCAGCTTGCGGGGTATTTAGTAAAGTCGGGCTTGCGTGTCGGGTCGTCTTTATAAGCCTGCGCCCCCGCTAGTATCTGCTCAGCCGTAGCCCTGCTTAGAGCGGCTTTATACGCCCGTATGGCGGCTCTTTTATCCCTCTTTAGCGGGTAAGTATCCCAAAAGGCTTCAAAGCCTTCTAAAGGCGTTCTAGGGCTTTCCTCTGGTGTTCTTTTCTTTATATTTGTTTTCTTATCATTTGTATTCTTATACACAGGATTTTCCGATGTCGGATTTTCCGTCGTCGGATAATCGCACAACGGGTCTTTAGTTACCCATGCGCTTTCGCCAAACTTCCCGCCCTCATTTTCTTGCTCTCTCGATAGGTAGCCAACCCGCTCTAGCTCGTGAATAGCTTCCCGAATAGCGTGCGAGCCTTCGGGGTTCTGATTCGCAAGGGTTTTTACGCTAAGTGACCAGCCTTCCGAGTGCGATAAAAGCAGGGTAAGTAGCCCGCGAGCTTTTAGTGACAGGCGTGAATCTCTTACCCAGTCATTAGGTATCTGCGTAAAGCTATGGTCAAAACTGTGATGTCCTCGGATTAGGGGCATAGGTTTTCCTTCCTTCGTTGTCTAAAATAAACCACATTTCTAAAAAGGCGTCAAAGACGGGTTCGGTAAAAGAATCGCCCTGCCTTAGTTTGTGCCTGTACTCAAGAGCCTTTACTGCCACATAGGCGTTGCTTTCCATTTCTACGTTGTAATCGGCGGAAACTAGAATCAAGTTTGAAAGAATATCTAAAGACTTTCGCCCGCCCATACCACGATTCTTGCGGTGGTGCGGGACAAGATTTTCAGTTTTACCTGTATACCAACAATGCGAATCTCTAGCCCGCAAGGCTTCTAATACGGCTTTTCTCATACTCTACTTTCAACCATTAGTAACTTCGCTTGTGTGCCGTTAGCCATAAGCGCAGATTCTATAGCTTTTAGCTTTAGCCTTACACGATTTAGTTCTGCCCTGGCTATGTCTCTTTTTAGCCTTAGCTCTGCGCTCTCGAGTTTCGCTATCGCATTACGCTCGGCAACATTTCCGTTAGAGCCTATAAACGCTTTTTGTTCGCATAGGTCTAGGTCATACTCAGCGTGAGCGAGTTTCGATTCTGCTTCAAATACGGCATTGACGCCCCTGTAGTTTTCAGCTACAAGGGAAGTCAATTGCCCGCTAATTGCCTCAGGCGTCAGCACTAGCTTCACCTAAGATAACCGCATACCGCTTGATTTTCTCTAGCGTCGCAGGGGTAGCTTTACTACGCTTTGCAAGATTCCAAAGCTCTCGCAATTCCTCTTTAGTAGTTAGTCGTGCCGCTTCCGCTTCCCAATCCTTTACGGGTTGCGGCGTAACGCCCCGCTCTACCTTTGTCATTTCTTCTCGGGTTGTTCGCTTATTCCCTGAAAGTCCCGCATTAGCAAGTGCTCTGCCAATCGCTGAAGTTTCCGCATTCTCCAAAGCAGCAGTTTTGTTTGCACCATTACCACCGTCAATCTCAAATGCCCAGCCAGTAGCTTTCGGTAGATTATTTGACTGGTCAGCGGCGGTAAGAAATACGCTCGCAAAAACAACCCAGGTAGAGACAGTGCGGTCTTCAATAGTTGTTTTATTTTCGGTGATGATTCTTCCGTCTGGATTGCTTTCATAGAATTTACGAATCCTTTCCTCGACTGTCTCGTATTCTTCTAAATTGAATCTGTTCATTTACTTTCCTTTTTTAGTTACTAGGTAAGGGACACCAGTTCCACGAGCTTGTCGTGTCGCTACCGTCACTTTTTTACCGTCCTGAATTAGGTAAGCGGATTTAGCTTTACCCATTACAGATAGCGCACGTGACTTAGCAAGGTTTAGCTCAGCCTCGGCGTTATCGAATTTTTTCTGTGCGTCTGTTAGTTGGTCGCCCCAAGTCCATTCGACTTCTAGCTCAGGGTCTATCTCGGGGTGAAGTTTGCGAACCGTTTCATAAGTCGAAGTCGAGCCGTCAAACTCAGGCTCACGCTGTTCGCTAATCATACGCATAAAGCTTTCGGCGGCTTGGCTTTGTGCCTCTGCCTCAAACTCGTCATACAAAATTTCTCTTTCAAACCAGTTCCAGCCCGCTACCGCAATCACGATTCCACGATTTATAGAAAGCACGTCTAGGTAGTGCATAACCTGAGCGTAGTAGCTAGGTGGTAAATCTTCCCAGGCATAGCGGGCGGTCTTTACTTCGAGCAAAATTAGCTCGCCAGTTTCCCTATGCTTTGCAAGAGCGTCGGGGCTAGCTTGTAAAAAGTTATAAGTGTTGTCGCAGTAAGTTCCCGTTGTAAATACTTCCCACTCGGGATTATCCTCTGCCCACATTTGTAGAATCGGCATTTCAAAAGCCTTGCCGAATCGCACAGACCAGTTATTGACAGGTTCTACGTCGATTAGCCCTATGCGCTCTGCCCATAGCTGATAGGCAGACTTGTATTCATTTAGACCAAGAATCACGCCGATATCGCTTCCGCCGATACCCGATTTCCTATGTCTTGCCCATTCTGCAGAGCCAGTTTCTGCGTCGTGAATTAGTGTTGCGTCATTTAGCTTTTGCGGCGTGTATCTAGTTATTTCCATTAGTTTCCTTCCTAGACTTGATACTATGACCGACCAGGGACATTTTACGAACGGCTATTGGGCTTTACTTCGTAAAATCGAAGCGAATAGCCCGCTAGGGTGCGAAAAATACCCTGATTTGTTCTTTCCAGAGGAATACCCTACCCCAGCGGCTAGGCGGGTTGCCACAGCCTACGCTAAGCGGCTTTGTAACGCCTGCCCCATAAAAAATGATTGTCTTACCTACGCCCTAGAATCAAATCAGCGTTACGGGATTTGGGGCGGTACAAGCCCTAATGAGCGTTAGCTAAGATTAGCTAGGTTATAGGCTAATCCGCACCCACAGACGGCGGGCGAGCCTGAATCAAACTTGCCGTTTTTTCTGACCAAATGCCCAAATACTAAAGTATGACCTGCGGGGCAAACATAAGTAACCCAGCGTATCTTCATTATTCTTTGTGGCTAATTACAGATGTCAGAATACTAAGCAGACCAGCCCCGAGAGATACAGAAGCCAGGCTAACCCAGTCAATAGTAAAAAGCCCGATTGAACCAGAGCCGAGAAAAGCTAGTGCGGCTTGCGCAATAGTTTTTAGGCAACGCTCTAGGGCATAATTCCAAAAAGCTAAACTAAAGAATTTCATCATTACCCTTATTTTTCTTTACATCTTCGTATGTCGCAAAAGCAGTATAAGCGGTCAGGATAATACTTATCAACGCAACGCCGCCAATAATTAGTTCCCTACTTATAGAAGAATCAGAGGCAAAGGTTGCCGCACCGAAAATAATCATTAGGGCTGATAGAGCAAAGGACATATAAATCAGCCGCCGCCTATGTTTCCAGCTAGGCATTTATTTGCTCGTCAATAAATTTCTCGGGGTCAAATACAGTTCCGATAAATACTGAGCTTGCCTTTGGTCCAATAGTTAGGTGTAAGTGTGCGCCCCTGCTAGCCGAGCCTGTATTGCCAACCTTGCCGACGGTCTGACCAATAATGATTTTTGCGCCCTTGACAAGTGCTGGCTTTTCTTGTAGGTGGCAGTAGCCAATGAAAACGGTTCGCTCTGCGATATCGTCCCAGCCCGATTGGATTAGAACCCAGCCAAGAATCCGTGACCATTTGATATCAACAACAGTTCCGCTTGTTACCGCAGGAATCCTTACGCCCTCTTTAGGTGCGTAATCTAAACCCCTATGCGGGATTAGTCTGTTTTCTGTTTTTCCAAATCGTGAGCTAATTAGCTTTTTATTGAAAGGGTGTCGCCACTTCATCTAATCAACGCCCAAAGTGCGGCTACAAAACCAGTAACGCCCGCCCCTAGAGCAGTAAAAACTAATTTCTCTATCCATTCCATACGGGCTAGCTTTTGCTCTACACGATTCATACGCATAGGCAAATCCTTTAGATTCTTTATGTCAGAAACTAGCTCGATTTGAACAGCTTGTAACTCAAGCAGTTTTTCGTAGATGTCTTTTTGCGTTATGCGAACGCCAGTTGTTTCTTCTGGCATTTTTATTCCTCAGTGGGGGCTTCGACTTCTACCCAGCTAAGGGTTTGCTCGTCCCAGTCATAATCTTTGCCGTCAGTTGGATAGGGCACGGGAGATTGCCAAAAACAAGTTTCCTCATCTAGTGACCAGCTTTCAAAAGGCTTGGGTGGAATAAAAGCATCACGTTCTTCATCGTAGGTAAAACCAATTCCAGCATAGTTTTTTCTAAGTGGTGTTCCGCCCAATAAATGTTTTCCGCCCAGGGTGTTATAGCTTGTTTTGACCCAAGTGCCACCATAAGCCCACATCAAAAAGCCGTAACCTTCGTCCTCATTGTTTTCGGTTACAACAACTTGTGTGACCTTGTTATCTGAATCTAATTGTGCCCAATGTGCCATTATGAGAACCTCACCATTACTAGACCAGAGCCACCACTTCCCTGTGTTGTAGAACCAGAGCCACCGCCCCCACCACCAGAGTTGACGCTGCCATTTGCCTGACCATTACCGCCACCGCCAACACCGCCAGTTCCAGCAGCGCCTCCACCGCCACCACCAGCAAAGAATCCACCGCTATAAATAATATTTATTGCTGATGCCCAAGCACCAAAATTTCCACCTGCTCCACCATTAGAGATAGTTCCAGTCCCAGCATAACCACCGCCACCACCAGGACCAGAAGAACCACCATTGTTTCCCTGACCAGCAGTTCCATTACCAAAGGCAGCACCACTAGTAGGGGCTCCACCACCCGAACCACCGTTCTTGCCTGGTGCGTCAATAATTGACGCATCACGGAAACCACCGCCACCACCGCCAAAGGCTGTTCCAATTGTTGAAAAAATAGAGTTGCTTCCATTATTACCAGCTGTATATGATGACCCAGTAGAAGCACCGCCAGCACCAACAGTAATTGTTGCCGTTGCGGCTGTAGTAATTGTTGCTGTTCCAAATAATAGACCTCCAGCACCGCCACCACCGCCAGACTGCCCACCACCGCCACGACCACCAGAAGCGCCACCAGCAACTATGACATAGGGAAGTGACTTACTTCCAGCAACATTTTTATAGATTGCTGTTCCTGACGCTGTCCACCAAACATAGGTTGTTCCACCTACGACAGTTGAGTTTGCGCCTGTTGCGATGAAGCCAACTGGCAAATTGAACTCACGAGAATTTGTATTTTGTCCGTCATCAGTAATACGCACTGTGAAGTAGTAATCGCCAGCAGTTGTTGGTGTTCCTGAGATTGCGCCTGTAGCTGTAGCAAGTGAAAGCCCTGCTGGCAAAGTTCCAGCAGTAATCGCCCAGTTGACAACAGTTCCGTCTGAATCAGACACAAGAATTGAAGTGCTAAATGCTGTTCCTGGATTCGCACCTTCAATCAAAGCACCAGTAACAAAGCTTGGGTCAGTTCCAGCGGTAACTGTGCCAGTAAGAATATTTACATTACTTCCAGTTGGAGAGGTTGCATTTGGATTTACAGCTCGTAGATTGTAAGGTGCTAAATCTTCAATTAGGTCGTCTGGTCTTGTAACTACTAGCGCAGTTGAAGAACCTACAACAACATTCTTAGCAGTCTTTACAACTGTGCCACTTTCAAAAGTAATTTGAACATTGCTAGCAAAGTTTCCACCAGCAACAGTTGCGGTATCGTCAATGTTTGGTAAGTCGGCTGGGGTAATAGAGGTAAGGAAAGGACCAGCCCCAGTTTCATTATTTACGGCTGTTGCGTTTGTTGAAGGTCCACGATAGCTAAACTGAACTGTTTCAGCTGTTCCAACTCCGTAAAGAACAACTGTGTCAAAAGCCTCATCAGCAACAATTGCTGAGCCATTTGTATAGCCAACAGCACTACCTAGTTCATTTATTAGATAAACATCAAAGCTGGAATCATTAGAGCTGGTAACAAGAGCATAGCCCCCAGCCGCAAAGGTGCGCGGTAATACAAAAGTTTGATTATTAGTATTGTTTTTATTTAGAATAAAGTCATTTTGTGTAGGTTCACCACCAGTGCTTGCTGGTGGAAATTGACTTATCGCCATTAGCTTAGCTCACTTCCAAATGCTTGAAATGTTAGCGCAGTTGTTGCGGCACTTCTTACGGAAAGAAAATCGCCAGCCCCAAGGGTAAGTCCTAGTGTGAATGATATTGCTGTATTTGCCTCTATGTCGCCATCATAAAAAAGCGCATTATCTGTTCCTGGTGTGTCGCCCGAAGCAACAACAAAAACCCTAAAATTAGTTACGCTTGCAGTTGTATTCGTAACTGTAAGGTTAGAAACAATTGCTGATTTACTAGCTGGGACTGTATAAAGCGTAGTGTTATTTGTGTTTGTCGGCTGAGTTTGCCCAAGAATCTTGTATGTAGTAGCCAATCTAAACTCCTAGTAATAAAAGTGGGCTAATTGAATTTTCGTAGCTGACACCAGCTGTGCCATTGCTTAGTATAGCCTGCCCAGCTTGTCCTGCTGTAGACCAAACCACACCTGCAGTGCCATTTGATACCAGCAAAGCACCTGCTGTTCCAGTTGTGGTGAATGAATCCACGCCAACTGGTGCCCAGGCTGTGCCGTTGTATTGCTGAACAACGTCTGTGTCTTTTAGGTATGTAACCATACCTTCTTTGACAACAGTTCCGAGCGCAGATGAGCGAGCCGACGAGCTGTCAAAGACCATTACGGCTTGTTCCATAAGGTAGATATCTACCTCAGCACTTGTAAGGGTTTGACCAACCGTAAAATCTTTATAGGGCATTATTTACCAACCTAAGACGTTTCCTGAATCAAGCTTACCAAATACGGGGTCATCAAGAACAAACAGAGAGCCTTGTGTTGATTGCAGCTCAAGTAAAAGCTCTTGTGATTCTGGCGTAACCTGCATACCCATACCAATAATCTTGCCGTATCTTGTCAAGGCTGGTGGTATTCGGCTAGGCGTAAAATCAACCCGCACGACGTCACCAAGTTCTAAAGCTGCTACTTGCGCTCTTTGGGCGGGGCTGATAGCTAGTAGGTCAATAGTTATACCCTCAAAGCGGTATTCAGGATTGCCATAGCGGGTAACTAAATAATCTGCAAGTTCCTCTAGCTGTCCCGTATCGCTTAGGTATGTTTGCTGACTAAGTGTTCTTTGCCCATAAATAGCGACGCTTGATGTATTTGTCGCAACTACCGTGCCAGCCGAGCTTGACACATTTACGTTGTTATACAAAAGCTCAGAGCCAAAAATTGCCCTAATTGTTTTATACGGGATACCCGCCCCTGCGTCGCTAAATACCGCCCCTGACGAGCTAAAAGCCGTATTGCGCCCTACAAGTTTTACATCTCCGTCTTTAGAAATAAAAAGGTCGCCAGGCTCAGAAATAGAAACTGTTTGCATAATCGGCAAGATGTCCGTTGGCTCTGCAATTACAGTTCCCGCTAGCGTTGCGCCCGTCGAAGCTATGTCACGCTTGTCTGCCGACCAGCCTAAATTATCTAAAAGATTATTTAGTCGTGTCCCAGTTGTTTCGGTGCTGTAAGTAGCCGTGCCGATTTGCGCACTTACAAAGTAAGAAAAAGAATCAAAGGCGTAAAGGCTAGCCACAGAATTAGTGCCAGGCTCATAGTCAATATTCCAGTCGTCAATAGTGCCCTCGTATTGGATAACACTTCCATAAGTAATACGCACCATACGCTTAGGCACAATCTGCCCGTAATACGGGCTTGCCTCATAAGTAGGGTCGAATACACGTGCCTGATTATCAAACGTAACTGAGGCTTGTCCCGCTTGGTAGCGGTCAAGCTCTCGTGACTTTCCTCTACGGATAGAAAAGCTTTTGAAATAAGGGGTTACATCAACAAAAACTTCCCCGCCGCCTAAAAACACGTTAGGGTCGTCAAGCTTTCCTAGAACAGGGTCGTCAAGGGTAAAGAATGGACCACCCGCCCCGTCTGCAGTAAAACCTAGCTCAACCTTTACGCTCATTAGGCACTAGCAAATACTTTCCCAGATACAGATTCATAACGCTTGATTGCGTCGGTAACGTATCTGCCAATAGAAACGGGGTCAGAACCAACCCCAGCGTTTATTGTAATGTTGTAAGTGCTTCCCTGCGGGCTTTGACTGTTTATACCAAGAAGATTTTCGAAGCGGTCAAGCGGCATTACAACTTCTGGACCAGCCTCACCAACCAATGCGTTGATAGGGCTTTTTACAAAACCGCCAGCCGCCATAGCCATAGTCGGTAATCCGCTACCGCCACCACCGCCTAGGCTTCCCATAGCGGCGGCTACTTCGTCAGGAAGCAACCCCTCACGGCTTACAGTTTCGGATAGGTCAGCAAATCTTTGAGAGATGTTATTTATAGATTCAACTAGAGCGTCCGTGCCGTCACTAACGCCCTCGAATAAAGTGTCAAGTGCCTCTTGAAAAGTCATACCTAAAACAAATCGCTCTATCTCGTGCATTTGCTCTGCGGTGCGAGCACCCATATAGTCATAGATTGCGTTTAGGTCGTCTGTCGCCTTGCCTACGTCAAACAGAGTTCCCGCTCTTGTAGTTAGATTCTGAGGCACACCAAAGTTTGAGTAGATGTTTGTTATGCCCGCTTTATTTAGAGCCGCCTGTGCCTTATCTGCGGCGGCTTGTGCTATCTCTGTAGCCGTTGCCTCAATGTCTTTTAGGGTATAGCGCATACCAGCGACGAAACCAGCACCAACATCTAAACCAAGGTCATAGAAAACTTTTGACGGGGACTTGATACCAAGTAATGCCTTTACGCCATTTACAAGGGTAGTTCCGATTGACTTTGCCGCTTCCCCAAGAATCTTAGGTGCGTTCTCG